AAACTTTTACCGTCTGGTTTTCCGACCACGTTTTGCGTGCTTGTACATAGTGTACTCCTGTTGGTTAAGAACGTCCTTGTCTGGAGTAGTTCCGCATGGTTCTACCGCCAGTCATATTTTTACCACCCGTCTCTGACCTTGTCAAGGATGGCATAGATTCTGTTTTCTTGAGAGAACCAGTCTGCACTCTAGGCTGGTCAGCTTTGGGTTGTGTGTTTTGACTTGTAGCCATCATCCCACCTTTTTAAGTTCAGGTTTCTCTTTGTGCTCTGGACCTTTTGGGGGAGCTGAGGCTTGCTGTTGGGCTTGCTTGGCTTCCATCTTCTTCAATCGGTCTTTGAGCAATTGTTTCATAGGAGGTTCTGTCAAGTCAAGCAGACTTTCCTTATCAATTGCACCTACTTTGAGGAGGTTAAACGCCATCTGACGTTGGTCTTCTACAAATATGGGCGAATTAGAGTGTGCATCCACTTTGACTACAAAATCTTTGGTAAATTGTTCAGCAATGAAAGGCAAACCGTTAATATTTTTAAAGTGAGTTGGGTTGTAGGCTTGCATACACTTCAAATACAGTGTGGCGAGCTTTTCAAGGCTGTCTTCAATGATGAGTGCCCTCTTTTTAACCCGTGATGAGCCTAGACGAGCCAATTGCGAGGCATGACCTGAGCTACGAACCCCTGCTTCCCCTTTTCCTTGCAATACATTGCCAATACCGCTTGCTTCTTCAAACATTTGGTCAATATCACGTATTTCAGCGAATAAATCTGATGGCATCGTAGGTGGAAGTCTATCTACCTTGGCATTGGGCATATCATTGCTGATTTGACCCCCTGCACGGTTCAAAGCAAAGAGTTTTTCCTCCGAAATGCCCGTAAAACCGATAAAAGCAGTGGGTGGATTGACCTGTTTGCTTAGTAAATCAAGTACGTCAGTAAGCCTGTTGTTCCTCAATTCCGGAAGATACTGGAGTCTCTGAACCTCACTACCCCCCCAATAGTAGTCATAGAGGGGGTTGGGGCATATCTGAACAAAGGGTAACTCCCCTTTTAGGAACAATTCTCCCCCTGCACGGTCATAAATGATGATGTCAGGGTCTGCTTTGGTGACCACCTGATAGTCTTGGATGGCATCATTCCACACCCACAGCTCGGTCATCTCCACTGTATCCTCGGCTACTTGGGCTTTGTACCTGTTTTGCCCCGATAAATCGAGGTTTACATTGCCGTACAACTGGGGATTGGTCTGCGACATGAGGATACGCTCCATGCCGTTAGCCACCTCAGTTCTCTCGTGAACCATTGTGGATAACCTCTTAACAATCTCTTCCCGTTTAGGGTGGTCATAGAGGCGGTCATAGAGTTCAGACTTGGTGATGTAGTAGGTGTGTACTAGAGCTTCTTGTCTGTCAGTGTAGGTTGTATCTTCTCTCAAAACACCTACACACTGAGGCTCTACTACGTAGGGGTGAGCTTCCCCATTCCTCATAATCATTTTGACAAAAGCGGTGTTGTAGACCAGTGCCCAAGTACAGGCAGTAGAAAATACTTGGTCAGCGTTGCTATTTAACCACTCGTCATTGAGAGAGCGAGTCAGGACTGGAACTTTGGCTTGTTCAGCATCGGGGACGGCTGCCCCTGTGTTGATAGAGAATCTGGTGGTTTCAGCCGAGTAAAGAAAAGAAGTGAGTTGATCTATGTGCGGAAAGATTTTGTTGTAGATGGCTGGGGGTTGACTAGGTCCATTGCCAAACAAATACCAAGAACGTAGGTTCTGGTAGTCAGTCTTTCTCTCAGGAACTGAGACGAGGCACTTCTGGATTAAATCCAGATAAAAGAACTCTCTGTCTAATTCATTACTCGGTATTCTCATTTACTCACCTGTAAATTTTGATGGTCTATCATAGAGCCGTTCCCTGCGATTGGACCATTAAGTTTACCAGTTGGCGAGGCTTGATTGGGCAAAATACTAACCGCCTCATCCTTGACTGGCTTGAACTGACCACCCATCACAGAGTTCATGCTGATACCGCCTTGGCTTCCCCACATGGCTGCGTCCCCAGGCCGTGCCTCTCTGGGAGGTGGTGGCATCTTAGGACCTTTCTCTAGGATTTGGCGTTCCTTCTCAGCCTCAGCCCCAGCAACAAAGTCTAGCTCTTTCTGAGACAACTCGTTGTTTCTAGTGAGGTATCCTGTCTGGTGCTCACCTGCTTTGGTGCTCTTAATATCCGTCATTTGAAAGTCTTTGGCAAGTCCTTTTAGGCTTTCATCTGCTTTTTTTGTCCTGTCACTCCTAGTCCCCACGGGCTTTAAATGAATGATTGATATCTGTGCTTTGCACATTTTCATGGGACATTCAGGCTCCCAAGCCTCAAATATGCCGTGACTTTCGCAAAAGTAGTCTCTAAGAATTGCCATTGTTTTACCCTCTTTCATCTAAGTTTTTGTCACTGTAATCGTGACGATTTGCCATACCCACCTTCAATTTAATCCCGTCCCTAGTCATCACCAGTTTGTTACTAGGCATATAGGGGTTGTACGCCTCTTTTCTATAGTCCACGTACCTAGTGTTATCCCGTCTCTTCATCACCCTTACACGCCCGTCTTTCCACTCCTTGTAAGCCTTGTTGACCCTGAGTTGCACTAGCTCTGTCAGGGGTTCACATTCTTCTAAGAAAACATCCCTGATATGGGCAGCAGACAGGCCACAGAGGTCAGCAAACAAGGGTATGGATATTCCCCTATCCTTGTCTTGGAGGAATCGTTTAATCTGACGCTTGAGTTCAGCTTTGGGGAGTGGGACGTTTTTCTGCTCCATAGATGCCTATGTGTTTAAGGTAATTAGAAACATTCTTGCCTACAGCAATCTCTTCAGGAGTCATGGTTTGCTGAGAGCGAGAAACCTCTCGGGTAATCTTCATCTGTAATAGTCTAGGTTGCAACTGCTCGGCATAGGCTGCAACAGCCAGTGCACAGGCTATGACCCTGTCATCCTTGCCACGCCCAGGTGCACCCAAGAACCCTTGTTCTCTAACAATACACTTCATCTCATCAAGCGTGTCCATAGAGACAATGTTCATCATGCCACGCTCAAAGTAATCTTTCATGTAGTTGAGCATACGCTCCTTGCTACTGGCAGTGGTTAACCAGTACATCGAGTTGCCTGGTCCACTCATAGAGTCATTTCTTCTCCAGATGTAGTTGGTCATGCTCCCGAGCACATCTTCTAGTCCACGGCCTAAGTCTCCAGTGGTATTGGCTGCTTGTCTCTTCAGGTTCTTCATCTCATTGATGACCGCTTGACCTGGACCGTTAATCTCAAGGTTCAAGGTAGAGTTCTTGTACGCACCCCCCAGATGGGCAATGACCCATGCAAACTGGTAGGTGTTCATCTCAGAGGTAGCAAACTCAGCTACTTGGTCCAGACCATCAGCATAGCATCGGAACACCTGTATGCAAAATCTGTCTGCCCAATCGGAGCTTCCGTAAGCAGGGTCTGCTCCAATAACATAGTAAGCTGTATCAACTGGCTCTTCCCAGATTTTAAGAGTGGACAGTCGTTCTGTGGATTTGAGCACCTCGGTGTCTTGGAACATTTGACCGAAAGCGTAACGGTAGCCGTCATACAACACCTTCTTACTTATCTTTGCTGCTTCTGTGCATCTGCTGTTGGAAAAGAAACTTGTGCCTGTCATGACAAAGGCATAGTCTTCAGTGGGTGGAAACTCTTGGTACATCAGACTCTCGTCCTTGATACCCTCAGCCAACTTCCATCTCCACCACGCCATTTGCCTAGAGTTAATCTCAAAGCCATACATCTTCTTGATGTCCTTGACCCACTCCTTTTCCTCACCCTTTAACTTACCATCCCAGTACACCTTGTAGATGTTGGAGTCGGCAGGGACTGAATAGTATTCATTACGCCACCAGCCACAGAAGATTGCCCTCTGTGTCTTGGCCCTCTTAGCCGTCTTGTACATGTCGTGAAACATATTAAAGCCCTGAGCCGTACTCTCAAACATGTAGAGTCTTTCAGAGTTCTTCTCAGCTAACGAGGCGATGAGAGAAGCGAGTCCTTCTTCATTTCCCCAAGAGGCTGTCTCGGTGCCGTGTAGGTAAGTGATAGCCTTACCTTGCCCCAGTCTAGATTTATTCCCAGCGATTTGGTAAAAGATTCGTGAGCGATTTTTAAGAACCATTTGGTTTCTATTGTGGGCCACCAAAGGAATCTTGTACTCCTTGGGTAAACCTTCAATGTACATTGCCAGAGTAGAGCGGAACATATCTCTATTCTCTTCTGTGTCTGCAACAAGAGTCCCCTGCCAACCAGGATGGGTAAACTGCCAATAAAGGTCAAGAGCCAGACTAACAGTAGTAATACCCAACTGCCTACCTTTAAGAATAACGAAGAAATGTACGTCATCTTGTAACCCCTTTTGCATCTCCTCCATCACATACGTCTGAGTACCCAAGAGCGTACCCATCTTCTTCAA